GACAAAGAACCCTGGCAATATTGGTAACACAGACGATGGTTCGCTAACTACGTTTAACACCTGGTTAGAAGGCTCAATTGCTTGTATTCGTAATTTAGCTGAAAGAAGAGTTATTAACTAGCCGTTTATAGGCTCTATACAGTGCCTATTTGATCCGTAATAACGCACAAAAAGGCTCTAAAACGAGAAAGACGCTTTAGAGCTTGTTTTGTGTTAAAATAGAGAAACGAGCCAGGCGGCTAGTTGGTACATACCAAGTCCGATTCCTATCATAACTGCAGCAAAGAAGATGCTGCCGATGATTAGTGTTCCTACGAATGAGAGGTCTCCAACTAACTCGATTAGGAACTTGACGATCTTTTTCTTCATATTACTTTTTTAGTTTATTAAGTATAGCCAATATTTCTTCACCAGCAATTATTCTATTAAAGTGTAATATCTTCTTTTTAGATGAAACATATTTTTTTACTTCTCTTTTTGCCTCCCTAATAGTTTCTTCTCTTGTTTGGGCTATGGCTTTACTTATAAAATCTTTTATATCATTTAAATTACAGCTATGACCACTATTACCTATTGTTTCGCATAAAATACCATCACTAAAAAAAAATCTTTCTTCAAACTCTTTTAATATGTCTTTCATATCTATTATAAATTAATTATTAAGTTTATTTATTATCTCTTATTTAGTGGGGGGTTAAATTAAACCTCTTAATTTTTTTCTTATAGCGTTATCAGCTCTGTTCAAGTAATGCCTACATTCTTTTTCGTCATAAAAACAACCATCTCCTTTTACATTATCACTTGAATAGATAGTTTCTCCACCACAATCAGGAAAATCAACTCTAAAATATCCGTGCCTAAGTCTTAAATAACCTACTTGTTTATCATTTTCATCAAATACATCATATTGTTCTGGACAAGCGAAGCAGGTTTGTTTAAATCTTAATTTCATACATTCATAGCCCTTAGGCTGTTAATTATTAAATCTCTTATAAAAGGAGAGCCGAGTTATCGGCTTAGCTCCTCTAACGTAATTGCTTGAGACTTTCGATTAATCTGGTTGCCTGCAAAGAAAAAGTCTGTGCAAGAGTAAAACGTCTCGTGTTTCTGATTATAGATTCTTGCTTGCCTACAGCTTCCGTAATAGGAAAGAGCAACAATCGGAATTATAAAAACGAGAAGAATCAAAAGCAAAAAGAGTGTTGGTAAAATTACTTCTTCAAAAAAATCTTTCATATACTTATTATTATACCAGCTCTAAAAAGTGGCTGGGTTGTAATGAGCCGCAGGAGGGATTTGAACCCACGACCTCCTGGTTACGAAGCAGGTGCTCTTCCGAACTAAGCTACTGCGGCGCAATTGCAAATACAGATAAGATACCTGCAATACAAATTGCTATATAAAATAATGCTGACTTAACTTCTGGTTTCATAATGACGAATAGAGCGCGATAAGTGCAGCATCTGCATACCCATCGTGATCAATTTTAGATTTCTTAGATTTACGAAAGTCAACTCCCGGGAATCTTTTCTTAGCTTCTGCAATCGAGTCTAACTTCAGTTGCTTACGGTGATCTCTTCTGTGCTTAGAGTTTACTGGTGTTCTCTTTGCAATTAAAGCATCTTGCCAGTCTCTGCATTTAACTGAATCGGGGGTGACTCCAAATGTCGCTGCGCATAGTGCAAGCAGTGCCCCGTGACTTACTCCATTATAAAACGTACTTGCTACATTTTGATTCGGTAGCAAGATTGGTTCTTCTATCATAATACGAGAGACACTGTGGTTGTCTCTTATCAAATTAAAAACCTCTGCTAAGAGAATGAGATCTAAGCGAGACATCTTTCTGCCTTTCTTATTCTCGACTTTAATTGTTGGGAAGTGATAGAGGCATAGCTCGTCTTTCTCAAGAACAGCAATAGCTCCCTTCACTCCTGGATCAATTCCTACGTATGCCATATTATTGATTCTTAAGCTCTTCTTTCTCCTCTGCTCGTAAGATCTTCTTATAAACTTTCGGAGATGCGAAGAACTGCCCCCAGTCATAATCTGGGAAGACTACTTTTAAAACTCGATAAAGGGGAGCATAGATCTTAACGTCCCAATAGTAAGTTGGATCATATTTAGCCTCTTCATCGTAAATACTAGAAGCTTGAAGCTTGCCAGTTCCGTCTGTTATGATATACTTAACGTAGCTTCCCTTCTCCCACGTATTTCTGCCATCCTCTTTGATACCTCTCTCCTGTAACCAGACTGCAACTTTAATATGAGCAAGTGCTGATGGTTCATATTGCTCTTTCCCGTTTTCGTCTAATATCTTTTCTTTTGTTTTCTTATCTTTAACTACCTTGCGATATTCGTCTGCGTGCTTAGAAAGCTTTACTTGGAGAATGACCTCTTCTCGCTTAAGCTTTCCATCCATAACGTGCTTCTTTAATTTCAATAGCCAATTGATAATATCTTTCTGAGTAGCTTTCTTAAGCATCAACATCTCAATCATCTCAACTTGTTTCTTAGCAGTCAGTGGTAAAGTTTCTCTCCTCTTTGCTTCCAAGCCAGAAACCTTTAGCTTTCCTCCTTCGTTCTTGACGTATTTCTTTTTACCCACCATAAGAAAAGAATCATACGTAGCTTCAACTTTAAGATCAATCTGAGAATCAACAATCCCCATATGTTTAAGTAAGTAGTAGTTAATATAGTGATTGATCTTCGCAGCAATCTCGCCCGGCTCTTCGTGCTCTCCTGTCTCTGCTGTGACAAATACAGAGTCTGTGTCTCCATAGATAACTTTAAATCGATGAATGGAGCACCACCTCTTGACCATCCCCAGTAGAAAATGTCCAGACAGAGTGATCGCTTCTGCAGTTTCTTTTCGATAGTAGCGAGTAAAGCTAGCACCAAGAATGCCGTAGAATGAGTTCGCGATTGTTTTAAATGCATACTGTTTAAAATAAGCAGCCTCGTATTCTAGACTACCTTCTTTATAATTCTTAAGCTCGTTGTACCTGATATCATTTCTCGCTTTCAATAGGCCAGTGATAATCTTCGGAATAATACCTTGCTTGCGAGAGAAGACTTGATCGTTCGGTGAGAAGAGATCCTCTTTCGTCTTTGGTTCGTTTTTCTTCCTTGCTCTAAGCCAGGTCTCTGGGCTTATATTAAATGTCTGAATGATTGACGGGTACAGAGATGTAAAGTCGAAGTGAAGAACATCAAAATGTAAACCTTTATCTGGGTCGAGAACTAAGCCCCCTACGTAACCTGCTTTCTTGTTTGGATTAAAGTCAGTTTCTTCTCTCGGTGGCTTAGACTTAAACCTAACACCAGAGCCAACTGAGTTTCTAAGAATATAAGTATCAAGAATGCGAGAGACTGCGAATTCGTTTAAGAAGCAACCAGAGATCGAATGCTCTGCTATCTTCTGCCCGATGATCTTTAGTTTCTTCTCTAGCTTTAAAAGCAATCTGCAATCTTGCATGTTATATTCTTTTAGCTTAGCTGGGTTCTTAGTAAATAACTCCCAGATCGTTTCAGTGTGATCAACTTTAGACTCATTAAGAAAGTGCTTAGCAATAGAGTTAAGAGAAAAGCTTCTAACCTCTTTGATTAGCTCGACGTTTCTCTTATGGATCTCCATCATCTTTTGCATCATATCAACTTGAACTGTCTGTCTCCAATTATACCAAGGAACCTGGCCTTTAAGCAGCTTTGCTCTTGCTTTAACATATGGAATATCAAATTTCTCAGAGTTCCAACCAGTAAGAAGGTCGTAGTGTTCTAACTTCCGAAAGAAGCATCGTAGGATCTCGTCTTCTTCTCCCGTCCAATAGAATTCTTTACCTTCATCATCTACTGCTCCGATTGAAACGATTCTCCTTGCACCGATAACGATACCCTTACCTCTGTCGTCTGTCTCTATATCAAAGAAGAGAGTCTTATATTTCGTAGCAACTGTCAGTTTAAGATCTACGAGCATTCTTTGATACGGGGACAGATCAGCCTCGTACGTTTGTATGCGATGAGAGCCAAGATAATCGAGAACAGCGTCTCGATTATCTCGAGTAGCGTATCTAGCAGTTGTTTTAACAAAGAGTTTAACATAATCACCTTCGATCTCGTAGCGATCGATGAGCCTTGCCTTCTTAAGAGACGAAAAGACTTGCTTGTTCTCGTGTACATCTTTAAGTCTTACGCAGAAGTAGTAAGGAAAGTCTGAGATGTAAAGGTACAGACGAACGTTGCCTTCTCTCGTTACCATCACAACGTATTCATCTTTATCGTAGCCTACTACAAACTCGTTATGCTTGTAGTTATCTAAGAACTCTTGATATGTTATAAACTTTGTATCGATCATCTGCTTAGTAATTTAATAGTAAGTCCCAATCTTTTTTGTAGATATGTAAGCTTGATGCAAACATAAAGAACTTGCCGATTGGTAAGCCAACTTGCTCTGCAATGTATTTTCTTAGTTCATCTGCTAACCAGATATCATTTTGAAAGTGAGTAGCAAAGTCTGTAGATCTCATTACGTAGATCACATCTAATGCACCCTCTCTTTTCATAAAGTGATAGAACATAGAGCAAGGAACTCTTTCTCTCCCCATGCGATTTGTATCTTTCAATCTGTTATGAACTTCGATAATTGCTTGACGAGTTTCTGGGTTCTTTCTTAGCTCGTTGATAACAGGCAAGACTTGCCACTGAATTCTTTCGTTATAGGTATAGTCAAAAGTTTTGACTGTAGTAATCTCGTTAGTCTCTGGGTCAATAATTTCCTTTTCGACGAGAAATTGCTCCCATACTTCTGGCCTCAACTTGTATGCCTCTCCTGGTTGAATAAAGTCAGGATCGATTCTCTCTGCAAATTCTTTCTTTAGCCATTCAAGAGAAGCATTCGGCATCTCGTCTTTATCGTTCGTATCAATAATGCTAAAGCTAAATGCTTGAATCTCTTTCGTTGCAAAAGTAGGATCATCTGCAATTCTCTTGTTCTGGTACGTTTGCGTGTGAACTGTTCTTGCACATTTCTTAAGCTCCCTACCGATGTCAGTAATCGCTTCTTTGCAATTTAAGTATATTCTCATTTGATTTAATACTTCGAGCGAATCCTGTCGTGGTTGACTTCGATCTTTTTAAGAACCGAATCAACTAACAGTTCAGGAGTAATGCCAGAAGCAAAACATAAGTTAATAAAATAGATCATAATGTCAGCAACTTCGTCTAGATACTCATGAACGTCTGTCAGATACTTAGATTGCCTCCACGTCTTTGCGTTCTTAAGTGCGATTGTTGCTTCGACGATCTCTTGAACCATCCTCCAAAGAACTTGGTCATTGATGTGCCTGCAAACTTCTGGGTGATGAAGATGCTCAAGCTTCCCAAAGACTAATCTCTCTGGGAAGCCTTCGACGATAGCAAAGTCTTCTTCAACACTTTTCTGTGCATCGAACATCTGTAATAACAAGTCCTTTGATTTGTCTGCCTTAATCTTTTTTTCCGAAATGTTCATCTATTTTCTGTGAGAGCTCATCGAGCATTTCTTCTCGAGTAGCGTCTCCGTTAATTCTAATGACTGGCAAAAGAGTATTTGATGCAAAATAATCTTCATACCCTTGCTTGATACGTACAATCTCCTCAATCTCGATATAATCGTCTGGCTCAATCTCGTGCCTCTGAGCGAGAGTCAAATTACTTGTATCAACATAGACAATTGCTGCCTCTTCTAATGTTGCAAAAATCTTTTCAATTTGCCTCCATCTCGGGATGTCTGCATCGTACCCCCTCTTGATCGGTGCATAAACAATTTCTGTTATATGCGATCGATCGACTAAAGAGATCTCTGTGTTTGCTCTAAAAAGAAAACCTTCGTAAAGACCAGCATAGAAACCAGTGATTGCATCTTTGAAAGAAAGTCCAGCATCGCTTGGTTTGACGAATGAGTTCTTATAGACAGCAGCCCGTTGACCTAACTTCTCCTTGTAGTTTTTGATCAAAGTTGACTTGCCACTTTTGTCAACTCCTTCGAAGAAAAGAATCATGTTAGAATAATTCATCTTCTTCATCGTCATCTTCCTCCTCTTCTTCCTCGTCAGTAGATGCAGATGCTATAGTTTCTCCTTCCTCTAATTCGTCTTCATCTTCGTCTGGTGCGTTTTGGGCAGTGGCTTTACCCTCAACCAATACTTTAACTGCATAGTCTAATTGCCTATCTTCACCTAACTTCGTCAAGTTCAATTCGCTTCCTGGTATAACCTTTGCCATCTTTGCAATTACTTTCTTAGATGAGGTGCTTAAGAGTTTTTCTTCTCCTTTCTCGTCTCTGAAAACAAATTCAACTTTAGTCTTCTTAAATTTTTCATCGTAAGCAGATCTCCAAGTTACGTAAGTGCCTTTGAAAGAATCACCAACATCTAACTTGATAAACTTGCCCCCTCCCATAGCTAATTTAGCTAATCTTTTATCTTTGTACGCCATAGTGTTAAGGACTACTCGATCGGATCGTTCTCGAACCGAGTGGTCTGTAAATTAAAGTGTAAGTCTAGCTGTCCAGTTTCTCCTTTCCTTTGCTTAGCAACAATAACATTAGTTTTTGACTTATGAGTGTCGCTTGTCGATTTTCTATGAAGCAAGATAACTGTATCTGCATCTTGCTCGAGATTACCAGAGTCTCTTAAGTCAGAAAGTCGAGGCATGCGAGTATTACCCCCCTCCTCTGTCTTTCTGTTCAATTGACACGGGCAAAGTACTGGGATCTTTGTAGAACGAGCTAGTGATTTTAAGTTTTTTGAGATCTCGCCAACTCTTGTTGAATCGTTTCCTGACTTGTGCTTGTCTCGTAGATATTGTATGTAGTCTACGATAATCAAATCAATTTCTGATTCTAAAAGTTGACGTTGTGCTATCTCGACGACTTCTTTCGAAGTAGCTTTAGATAGCTCTGCCAATTGGATTGGCAGCTTTGAGAGAGAAAGACTTCCTTCCTCTACTTCTTTCTTATTTGCAGTCCCATTGATAATGAGACTAGCAGGAATTCCAGTGTGGAACGAAAGCAAACGTTCGTAAAGCTCTAGCGAGGTCATCTCGATTGAAAAGAATAACACTTTCTTACCAACCTTAGCTGCGTTATATGCGACAGATAAAGCAAATGAAGTTTTACCAACTGAAGGTCTCGCACCAACTAAGATTAGATCACCAGGTCTAAAACCTCCGTTGAGGTAAAAGTCCAGTGTCTCGAATCCTGAGGGTACAATTGCTTTCGTTGCTTCTTTCTTTTCCTCTTGATATCTCTTCGCTAAGTCAGTTAAATTCAGAATCTCTCTTTCCGAGTCGTTCTGAGAATAAAGAACTCTCCCAGAGATACTATCAAATGTAGCTCTAAGCTCGTCTTCTGGTAAGGGTGGTTTGTTATGCTGATTCCAATCTCTTACTGCAGGCCAAGCAACGTATTCCCACATATTGAACGGTGTCTTTGTTAGAATCAAGCCACAGATCTTAGCTGCTACTTGATTTCGGTTCCCTGAGGAGACTCCTTTTAAAAGAACGTTCCAATCATTTTTTCTTTGCTTAATAATCTCAGTAAGAAAGAGATGCTCTGGAAATTGAGAAATAGCTTTCTTACTGTGATATGTGTATTGCTTTCCTGACTTATGAATTGATGGAGGTGCAATGACATAACCAGAGTCGTTTCTGATATCTGTCAAGTCTCTAATGCGTACTGCATTTTTAAACTTATCAGAATAGCGATAGTAAAGATGAAAGCCTCCGCCACCAGTAGCAACTGTTAGAGTCTCTGGTAGATAATCAATGATGCCTCCTTCTTCTACATCGACTACTGTTAAGTTGGAGATCTTCCCTGTAACGATGCCAAGATTAGCATCTGGGTAGTCTTGCCACCATTTGTTGATTTCATCTTCAGTAGCAATTCTTTCAGTATACTCTTTCCAAGCGATATAAGGTTTCTTGTCGGGACGAATTGGAATGACCGAGATTCCCTTATTTCTTAGTCTTAGAGCGCTTCGTTTGCATTTGTTCTTCATCTTTGTTTGTGACAGATACCTTCTGACTTTCAGAGAACGCAACGAGGTCTTTTCCTTGAATGTAGTACTTCTTACGGTTCTCGTCTCCTCTAATTACTACAGGAATCTTACCTGCCTGAATAATTGAGTAAAGAGTTCCTAACGACTTGAAAGGGGCATAGCCTTGCTTTGCAAGCTGTACAACTTCTGTCGTTGAGTACCACTTATTCTCATCAAATGTGATTTCATTTTTCTCCATATTAGACTTTGAGCATATCTTCGTATTTGTAACAATCGCAAAAGCCCTCTGTATGCCTTAGACTGAATTCCCTGTTATTGATTGAATGAATAACAGATTGAATATCAGCAAGAAGATTTGAGACTTGAGTCAACGTCCTTGTCGTAGACACGACTTGAATTGGCTCTTTCTTTATGTTCTTCCTGAAGACAATATAGTAGAATGCTTTTGGCAATTCTCCTCTTTCGATTAAATGCCATAAATAGTAAAATGTAGGTTGGTCAGAAGTATCAGCAATTTCTTGTGTATACTTCTTTGAGCTAGTCTTATAATCACCAATTCCGTTAGTCCCGTCAAGTACGAAGTCGACTACTCCATTAATTGGTGGTATATCTAGCATCAGCTTAGTAAGTGGATCTTGTCCGACCTTTATAGAAAACGCAGTCTCTGCTTCAGAGACCTTTCCGAGTGGTTTCATTATCTCTTTATGTTTCTCTTTCCAGAAAGTCAAGAGATGTATTCCCTCAGCTTCGTATTCTAAAAATTTTACAAGATCGAGACTCAAAAGCTTGTCTCGTGTAAAGTCTTGTTGAAAAACCTTAACCGGATCTTTCCTTTCCTTAACTTGTAGCTCTAGTGCTAAGTGTAAAGACTTACCGAAGATCAGCTGTAGAGGATCTTCTGGTAGTTTTAGCTTTAACACTTTGCGATAATAAAAGAGCTTAGGGCAATTCTTATAATCGCGATATGCTGAATAAGAAATGCTCTTCAATAAATGATTACTCATTTAAAGCAGCTAATCTCTTTTTGTAGTACGCAGTTAAATATTCCTTCTGAGAATCATTGAATCTTGCTGCGTCTGTTTTGATTTTAGCTACAGCTTCTTTTAACTCTCCTTTAGTTTTAGCTAAAGTTAAGTCATTGACGTAAGTCGTAATCTCTTCCATCTCAGTAGCTTCGATATCAACTCCTGGTGCTACTTTCTTTTTCTGTTTTTTAGGTTTTACGTCTTCGCTTTTGATTTCGTCGATCTCGTTAGCAATTGCATCAATAGAAGCTTCTACTTCTTCGACACATTGTTGATAGAGATCTTCGCTTACTTGCTTTGACAAATCTACAGGCACGTTGTGTGCTGTTCTTGTTGCAGATAGATCTGCAGTTTCGTATTGCTTACCACCGTAAGCACTCATATTAAGTTTTCTTGAGTAGCTTCGTGTTATTGATAACTCAGCTACTGCTGGTGCTGCTGCACCTACTTCCCTTTTCTTTTTAGCCATAATTGTTCAAATTAATTGTTAAATATATTTCTAAAATAAGCAATCGACCTTGCTTATTAGTTAGTAAGAAAAGGGGGATTGCTCCCCCACGTACTAGCTGTATTTACCTCTAGCACGATTTTTAGAGACGACTTGTTCGATTATAGAATCTAGAACATCTTCTCTCCCTGCAAAACGAATTCTTAGAAATGTCTCTACTGCATGTAGAACGTCAATTGCTTCTAAGTCTCTCTTATGCATATCTTGCTCTTGAGTGAACTCTAAGAGCTCTTCGCAGATCTTCATCAATTGTTGGTTCTGCGTCTTCTTGATTGTGATTCTCGGGAATGTCCATTTCATTTTTGTGCCCTCCATTGATTGTTAGTAATTGTCTGCAATATCTAGTTATTAAACGAGAAGCATATTTAACTTCACCGTTATAATCTAAGAATCTTAATCTGTCTGTATAGACCGCAATCAAATTTGACTCTTTCTTGTTTGTAATTGGTACAGAGGAAACTAAGATCTCTTCTTCACCGGGACTAATCGTAATACGTTCGTTCTCTGTGTAAAAGATAATCAATGCATCTGAACCAATTACCAGTTTAAGAGTCGGTGCTATTTTTAAATGTGCTATCTTACCGTTGTCGTTGTAGTATTTCATTCAATTGTCAGTTCAATCTTTCCAAGCGGAACTTTCTTCTCTACTGCATATTTTGTACTGCCATATGTTCGTGCAACTTCAATCTCGACTTGCGAGACGCCATCTAGCTTTGTAAGCCCTGCTTTGACTACCTCAATATCGAATTTCTTTGCATAGAATGCAGGCAAGTCATACCAGACTCCGTTCATGCAAGCTTTAGGAAGAAACTCATAGTCTCTCGGGGATAAAGCTATGCTTATCGGGCTGTTCGTAATATGCTGCAGAGTTTTGATGTTGACACAAAGTTTGCTCATTTGATTGGAGATTACTTATAAAATATAGAAACTCACCGAGATAGCGTTTATATTCTCCTAAAGCTCTTTCAGTCCCGTAAACTGCGAAGACTTCAATCATAGCCTCTGCCCCAGTGATCCCATTGATCTTTAAGAGCTCAGCGTATAGCTCCCTCTTGATATAAACTTTCCTAAGATACGTTAGACGAATCATCGGAAGTATTACATCATAAGGAATGTCTTCTTTGCCAAGAATGATCTTTGCTTTTATTCTGAGCTCGTAATACCTAAACTTAAGTTGTACTGTCTTCCTTACGTTCTTCCTCATTCGAGAAAAAACAAGTTCGTCTCGTGTAGCCATTATTTTTTCTTTTTAGATTTCTTAGGGTACTTAAAGTTTGAGATCTCTGTCAGAACTTTTCTAAAAGCACGAATCTCTTTCTTCGAGGCAGTTGACGGCTCAAATGAATCTCGATATTTCTCGTACTTCTTTTCTAAGTCTAATGGTATCTCAATTGCTTTTCCCTTTTGACGTACCTTCAGGACTTTCTCAACATCCTCGTCGCTAGGGTTGAGAACCTCCCTTGATTGTTTGCTCGATAGTTTTTCGACATCAGTATCGTCAAATAGGATTCCAGAATTAAAATCGATAGCCATTAGAATAGGCTGCCTTGTACTGGTTCCTTTTCGACCTTTGGTTCTGCGACTTGCTCTTCTTTTTTAACAGGTGCCTTCTTAGCTGGTTCAGCTTTCTTAGCGACTGCTTTCTTGACTGCAGGAGCTTTCTTAGCCGGTGCTACTTTTTTAGCTACTGCTTTCTTCTCGTTCGAGAGAGCTCCTTTAAGAGTTGCCCCTTCAACGATTCTTAATGATAAATCTTTCATCTTGCGCTTAGCTCTTCTTAGAGCCATTCGATTCTCGGAGCGTTTAATCTCCGAATCATTTTTGTCTACGAGAAAAAACATTTTCTTGTTGCCGTGTATACTAAAGAGTATAGTGACGAGCATTAATTATAAAATGATTGTAATATCATTATAAATACTTTTAAGAATTTTGTAAATAGTTTACAATATGCTTATAAATATTGCTTAATATTAGTTATTAACAGACGACTGTTTTAAATGACGTTTAAGTTCTTTTCGATTATGGTCTGCTGCTGCTTTTAATAATTTAAGAGTATCGAAGTTATCACTGCAATCTCCAAACATTCTAATCATCTTAACATCAGTGAGGTCGAGAGCGTCTGTATGGTACGAGATTGCCTTAGCACGTGTTACCTTTCCGTTCTTTTCCATCGCGCTTGTTATGTCAAAACGATGAAATAATGTTGAGATCGCTGCAGCAACTAACCCTTTATAGCCGTAAAGCACAGACATCGATTCATATTTCATATTTTTGCCGAGCAACTAAAGTGCGAATGATTGCTGCCTTAGCTTCTCTCGTGTTAATTGTTATTCTTTGCACATCATCTAAAGTTCGTCTAAAGTAAAACTTTCTCCGAGTCTCGTTATATTCCAAGAACAAGATTTCTGCATTACCGTCACTGTCTTCCCCGATAACCTTGCAAGGAGTACCATTTCTAATCGTGTCCAAGATTTTCTTCAATGTTAAAATCTGCGTGTTCTTCTCCATATGATTCTTCTTTTAATTTATAAAGTTCTCTGAAGACCTCGTTTAAGTGCATTCTGCAGAGCTCGACTAACTCTTCAGATAATTGCACTACTTCAGTTGCCGTCAAAGAGAGATCTCTGTGCATCTTGAATCTCATCAACCTTGATGTTAGATTGATTTGAGACCCTATCAGCATTTTGAATATCTGCTTCTTTAGCATCTCTAGTGCAATCAATTTGTTTGCTATTAATTTCTCTTCCAGATGTTTGCTTATTCTTTTGGGCATTGCGATAGAAAGCAAGCGATATAGGTGCAGAGTAGAAGCAGCAAGGACAGTAGAACCAGTAGCGTCTGTCTTTCAGTTCTACGTGACCTTGTCTGTTCTGGCACTGTCTGCAAAGAATATTGCTTTGCATTAATAATTTCTTAGACATAGTTTCTCAGCTCTCTCTCAAGATTGCGATAGAGATACGAAAGAGCAAGTTCATATTCCTCTTCGTAGCCTTCTTGCAATAAGTAAGAAAGTTCTGGTGTTTTAACAAAGTAGACCTTTGCCTTCTCTTCTAGAGTATCTGCAATCTCTCTGATGAAATGATCAAGCTTGATAATGTCAGCATCCTTTAGAATGTGCAGTCTTCTTGGTCTGTGATATTGGTCTGCCATCTTCATATGCTCAGGAATTCTTTTGTTAGCTCGTGAGGAGTGTCTCCTATCACTTCAATCTCACTTGTCTCTCGATAATATTCCTTACCGTTTATGATTACAGTCTCTAGTGTTGTAATTCTAAGAGTAGCTCCTAGCAATTGCTCGAAGCCCATCCCATCGTCTAACAGATTATCGTAAAGAAGTTTCTTAGCTTCCTCGAGCAATTCTTCTTTGCTATTATGAGGCCCCAGATTCTGAGCAGGGTATGTACCTTTGCCTCCGCCCCAAAGCTTGCCATAGACAATCCCAGAAGAAGAGTATGTTTTCTTGATTTTTAATGATTCTAGTTTCATAAGGTAAAACTTAATTGTAAGTTAGGAGCTAGGCATGCTCTTATTCTGCCAAAACAGCTCCTATTTGACTTATAAATGCTATTTGTGTATAAATAGACAGAATGCTATCTTGCGTCCTTTAAAACGTCAATTAGGGCCTGTACTGTTTTGCGTAGCAATTCGTCTTTCGCTATGCTTTCTTCGTATTTAACTGTTAGCAGGCGAGTTGCTTCTTCTATGTCATCGAACTTCTCCGAGATGTCTTGAAAGTTCTCTTCAAGCTGTTCAAAGTCTGAGTAATCTGCTTTATTTTCAATAATTTCTTCAAGACGTTCTGTCTCATGTCTTACATCGTCTGCGGTTGCAAAGTCCTCTATATCACTTTCAAATGTTTCCATTGAATCCCTAATTGTTTGAACCTCGTAGTCTAAGTTCTGTATTGTCTCGTGCAGTTTGTAGAACGGAGAGAGTCTTTTTAGTTTTCTTAAAATTTTATTTGCCATATGTTTTGTATAAATGATTTATAAATTTCTTAACCTCGTCTGGTTCTTTGCATCTAGCTCCTGCAAGTATTCCAGCAACAATTAATGCAATTAACTCAAATTGACACGACTTCGTTTCTAGCTGTGCACTAAAGATCTTCGCTATCATCATGAAGAATGCTTTGTTTACGTCTTCTGCGTTCTTATCGACTTTGATAATACATTCTAAGTCATCCTTTTTATTGACTCCTAGCATTAGCATCTGGTCGAAGTTATCAACCATCACCATTACACCGTCTACTTTTTGTTTTGTTTCTTTACTCATAAATTTTCTTCTCGAGTATACCCATCGAACCAAACTCCAGCTCGCTTAGTGTCTTCTCTGCTGCAATGAGCTTGCGCTTGTTCAAGTGAGAGTCCTCGTTTAATTATAATTCTTCTACCGCTCTTGCGATAGAATCTAACAATTGCGTATGTTCCCATATATAAAATTTAATTTCTATCCACCGACTAAGGTCAAGTTTGGTAGAGTATAGACCGCCTCGACCTTTCTCCCTGATTCGTCTGCATAGATTGCAAATAGCACTCCGTGCTTTTGAATCAGGTGGCGTATTCTATATAACTTACCTTGTCGTTTTAAAAATTGCTTAATCATAAACTATATCAATTAATTGTAAGTGAATTGAGGGGAGAGGTATTGCTCTCTCCCCATTTGTTAGATCGTTGTGAGTAAGTCAAGGCAGGGACTGTATAGTCCATATTTGCCATTGCGTACCCAGATTTGGCTTCCTGCGTAATAATTTGCAGTTGGTTGCCATCCTTGTCTTTTTGCTTCTGCTGCTGTCATAATTTCTAAGTATTAGGTGAGACAATTAAATGAACGAATCTCTACTCCCGAGGGATCCTGGCTCAGGAACAGAGTTTGCTCACTTCAATATGCAATCCTCTGGTAGGTTATGATTTTCGTGAATCGTTTTCTTAACACTTCTAACTTCATATCTCCATCCTTGCTTTGAATAGTCGTAGATTGCAGAGGTATCAATGAACTTCCCTTTGAATTTCTTAACTAATTCTTTCTCGTTGTATGTGACCATCTTTTTATTATTTAATTATTAGCTTTCTCATAGACAGCCTCACCATTAGAGAACTGTCCGACTTTATTAAGTGGAGTAGATAACTTATTGTAAATCTCTTCTACTTTATTAATTGCTTTGTGGAACTCATCTCTAACATTAGGAAACTTATCTAAATCTATACATTCTAAATCGTAGTTCTCTTCATACTCATTCTCCATTACGATGAACTCTGCGTCCCAGTCTAGATTAACTCCAGCGTAGTATCCACCTCTAACTATAAGATTAATCATTATTTGTTCATCACCTAAAGTTTTATGAATCATTCCAATTATTTTTCCTCCGTAATTTCTATTGTTATCCCACTCATCTTTTCTATCAAAAGCATTTTTGAATTCTTCTTCCATTAAAGTACGTACATCTTCTATAAAAAATTCATAATCCATATCCTCCTCTGTCTCTACTGCATAGATATACTTTGCGTTAGCATTGTAAAAATTTGGTGCTCCCATATTTATTTGATTAGTTTATTAGCAAGACTCTTTGCTTGGAATTGCAGTTGAGTCATTGGCTTACCTTGCATTGCAGTAAGTAAGTCGAGAATTCTCTTTGTTGCTCTTGTCATTCGAGCCTTCGCTTTCTGCTCTCTCTTTTTCTTGTAGTCTTCAATCTGCTTGTGTAAGTCTATCAAATCGTCGTCGTTCATTCGGTCCATCGTCTCTCGTAACCATTCTGTCGTGTCTGTCGGTAAGTCTATCAGGTATTCTAAGTCGTCCATTGATAATTCGTCTGCTGCTATCATAACAGCTTCTTCTAAGTCAATGCGACTTGGTTCTTCTACTTCTGGTTTGCAGATGTGGTAATTCCTTTTCTTCTCGGTTGCTTCCATCTCTTCACCGCAGAATTTGCATTTAATTGTTTTAGGCATAATTGTAATGCTTAGTTTATAAATTTCCTATTCTTCGTCGTTCATAATGCATTCTCCCGTTATTCTGTAAGATGCATTTAATCCTTCTCCTTCGAGATAAACTGTGATATGACCATTGTCTGAGTTATCTCCTTCTTCTTCGTCCTTGCAGAGATATAGGTCGCTATCTACTCTGCTCAGGTCTTTTGTAAGCCATCTGATAAAGTCTATCATAACTCTCGATGGTTCAAGCCTTGCTAAGGGGCTTCCTTTTATTGAGGTATACTCCTTGCTTGCATGAGCGCTCTTAATCTCTGCTATTAAGTCTTCCATATAGACTTCTGCTTGTTCACCTAGTTCTTCTCCTCGCCAGTGTGAGAATAAAACTGGGCTTTCTTCTCTGGTATTAAAAGAATTTTTCTTGACGAAGCTTAATGATACTCTTTTCCCCATATATTTATTGTTAGCGTAAGCTTAATTGCCTATTTTATTTTAAATATCAAATTTTATAAATGTGATTAGTCAAATCTCATAACTGAGATTAATCAAAGATGGTATCTGACTCTGCATTCTTTCTGCTTAGTTTAGCTGCTTTCCTAGTTTCCTCTTTTTGCAATGCTTCGAGGGATGGTTTTACATAACTCGCTGCTTTCTTCTCTTTCTTCGCTTTTACCTTCTTCTCTCCTTTAACTTTCCTCTCTGATTCTTTCTTCTTACTAATCTTCTTCTCTTCTCTCTGTATTAAAGAGGCTTCATATTTCTTAATAGCATCTCTCTTATTCTCTCCTGATATTATTATTACACTTCCCTCTTCTCTGTATTCTTTACTATACTTCTTTCTTGCTATTCTTCTTAACTTCTTTCTCTCTGTTCCTTCTACTATTACTTTGTAGTCTTCTCTGCTAACTATAGCGTGATAGACTGCTTCTTTATAGTTTCTCATAACATTGTAGTCTTCTTATAGTATACTATTAGTATAGTATATAGTATAGTATATAGTATAGTATAGTATAACGATAAGTCTGACTATAAATTTTTAAATAAATTGATTCCTTATTCTTTTAACTTAATTGATATAACCGTAAATTCCTTAAAGGATATTTATAGTTAGTTTAGAATTAAGTTGTAAAGGTATTAGGAATTGTTTGATTATATTATAATAACCTTTTACAAAAAAGTAAATAGTAAGAAAATGGCAATAAAATCAATGGTAATATAAGTTATTAACAGACAGTCAAAATAAATTCTCTAGAAATTTAAAGAAATTTAAGGAAAACGGTATTCTCTGAAATTAAAGTTGATTAGGAGTAAGAAAAAAATTAAGGGGAGAGGAAAATAAATTGGGGGAGGGTAAGGAGTAAATGATATGCGCATGTCAGCGCGCGTACCGCAACTCACCCCACCCTCGCGTTTTGCGATTGCGTCGCGCTAACTATCTTCTAGCATATCAAACAAACTTTTAGAACTGTCGATTCTCAACATTAGAACAACTGTCGATTCTCAACATTAGAAGAACGGTCTGTTAGCTTCCTGTTCCCGAGAAACAACACGGGGGTAGAAGAACTGCTGTCTTCTTTCAAAAATTTATTTTAAGTTTTTAAACTGTCGAAAGTTAATAGCGAATGCAATGAGACATTTACAACATTTTAGTTTTGTGATAGAATGAAATTAATTAATTCTAACTCATATGACAAAATCAATTTTAGATTCTCTTACGCCCGGACAACTACAACGCAAGGTAAATTCTTACTTCGCACAATGCGATAGGAAGAAAGAAGATTATTCAATAACTGGGTTAGCTCTCTACCTTGGAGTTTCAAGGGTTACGTTATTGAACTACTCCCGCACTGATCGCTTTTATCACATTATCGAGATGGCTAAACTACGATGCGAGAACTTGTGTGAAAAGAAATTACTTCAGGGGACTCCACCTACTGGTGCCATATTCACATTGAAAAACAATTACGGTTGGAGTGATAAGGTAGAGATCGACCAAACAATTAAGGGGACGATTTCCTTATCTTCGTTATTTGATAAAGCAAACGAGATACAACAAGCTAAAGTTATTGATGGAGAAATAGAAGAACCTAAACCAGCTGAATTACCTGCTGAATTATTCTAGCTATTTACATCTATTTGATTTTTTGATATAATTGAAATAATTTAACACTTAATCATTATCATTATGAACGAGCCAGTAAAAGGAACACAACTTTCGATAACTAAGAAAGCACCTAACGGGCTAATCTTAGAAGCAACAGTCGAGAGAGGTGACATTCCTGCTTTAGAGACATACGCACCAGGATGCGTCATTACCAATTTAAACAACGGAAAGGTTTTTATAAATATCGGTACAGCTGCTGCTCCAGCATTTGCTGAACAGGTTTCATCTGGTACAGTTGGAGATCTTCTTTTCTTTAACGGTACATCATTTGTTGCATTACCGATCGGAGACGAAGGTCAGGTCTTAACAGTCGTCAATATTCAAAAGGACGAGAAAGGAGATCCAATTTTAGTTCCAAGCTGGGAAAGCGCTTAATTTTTTAAATTGATATGCAACTAACTGAGAAAGACATTGAAATATTTTTAGCTTGGCAGAAGTCTCCATTGAAATGGGTATGCGATATGTTCAAGTTAGAACCTCAACCGATACTTCCAGAATATCAAGACAAATACGACAAGGCAGTTGCATCAGGTGATTTTAGTTCTTTCAAAGGTCAATGGTTCGGGGAATTCCAAAAAGGGAAGCACGTTACGTGGCAACAGGTCGCTATACTTCTTGGAGTTGGTGCTGCAATGGAAAAGAAAGCACAACCAAGAATTTCAATTCGATCAGGACACGGGATTGGGAAGTCAGCTACGCTATCGTGGTTATTACTGTGGTTCTTGTTTTGCTATAAGAACTCACAGATACCTTGTACGGCACCTACCTCTGACCAATTAAATGATATACTTTGGAAAGAGGCCCAGATCTGGTTAAGCAGGCTCCCTAACGAGATCAGGGCTCTCTACGATTGGTCAAATGATTATATCAGAATGATCGAATCTCCAAAGACCTGGTTTGCTAGAGCAAGAACCGCTAGAAAAGAATCACCAGAAGCTTTAGCTGGTGTTCACGCAGATTATGTTCTATACCTCGTCGATGAAGCCTCTGGTGTTCCTGACGAGATTTTTAATACAGGAGAAGGTGCTTTGACTGGTGACAATTATTTGTTTGTTATGATATCAAACCCGACTCGATTAATTGGTTACTTTTACGATTCACATAATTCTGACAAGGAAAGCTGGCAGTGCTATGCTTTTAATGCTGAAGAAAGTCCGATCGTTAATAAGAAGTTCGTTCAAAGAATAATCGATAAGCATTCAATGAACTCAGACGAGTATCGTTACAGAGTTCAAGGGAACTTTCCAAAGGAGGATGCTATCGATGATCAAAACTACAGTCCTCTCTTTCTCGAGCAGGACACAAGGCTTACTCCTGATGCCCCGTTCGTTGGCCCACGGAGAATGGGCATTGATCCTGCAGGAGAAGGAGATGATATTACTGCTTGGGTTATTAGAGATAACTTTAAAGCAAAAATCGTTGCAAGAGAAAAGACATCTAACCCGAAGTCAATTGCGCAGAAGACAATACAACTATTTGAACTTTTTGATGTTCCACCAGAGATGACTACTGTTGATAACTTCGGAGAAGGTGCTAACGTTGCCCAAGAACTTGCACTTGCTGGTTACAGAGTTGATGCAAGAAACGTTGGAGATTCAGTTGACAAGAGAGAAGAGGAATATGCGAAAGCAAATGGCGATAAGCTATATATCAATCTCAGAGCTAAGGGTTATCACCTTTTAAAGAAATGGTTACGATCCGGGGGTGAACTAATCGAAGACGACAGTTGGAAGGGAGAGATGAAAACAATAAGAACACGAACTGAGCTTTCAGGTCGAATGAAAATAATGAGTAAGAGAGAAATGAGAAAGCAAGGTTATAAATCACCGAACAACCTCGACGCATTGATGTTAACGTTTATAGAAACAGTCGAGATCGAAAATCTAAATGACCACGATAGCAAAGAAGCAGAATATACTCCGCTCTATCCTGGTGTTAACATATAAACTATGAAAAAAGATAAAGCCGTTTTAGGCAATGACACGACCTCTCAGATCCCGAAGGAGAAGTTTCCAGATAATGACGAACTACTTACTCGAATCAAAAGCGAATACGATGCAGCGTTTGCATACAGACAAACGAGAGTTGTAAGTTGGAACGCTAACGAAGATCTTCTTTACGGGAAGAAACCACCAACGCTGACTAACAGATCAAATATCCTGATTCAGTTGATGGCTGGTTTCGAAGATACTTTACTTGCTAAGATCAATTCACCTGTTATTGTTAACTTTAGCCCAGTTGAAGAAGGTGACGTAATGAAAGCAAAGAAAGTTACATCGTTCTTCGAATTTGAAAGATCACCTCAAAGAGAAGACTGGGAACAGAAAGATTTATTAACTAAGAAACTTGCAATGGTTTCTGGTAGAGCACTTTTTAAAATATATACTGCTCATCCTTATAAACATAAGTTAGACCCAGTTGATCACTACGACTTCTTGATCGATCCGTTAACAAGTGGCCTTTCATTAGAGACTGCTAGATACTTAGGACAAGACAATATCATTAAGTCAAAAGCAGACTTAGAAAGAAATACCTCTTATGATAAAAAGAAAGTTAAAGAACTGATCGATTCATACGCAGAGGAAACATCTGCTCTTCCAGATAATCAAAACAACGAGAAGCAACATCGTTTGAATGTACAGGGGTTCGATCTACAAAGCAATTACCAAGCAGGAGATTCAACATACAAGTTGCTTGAGTGGTATACTCACGTAAACGGAGTTAGATATTATTTCCTACTTGATTTAGAAAAAAAGATTATTATTAAACAACGAAAGCTCGAAGAACTTACACCAATCTTAAGTGAGTCAAACGTTCCTTGCTACCCATTTGAATCTTGGGCTTACTACCCAGACTTATTTAATTTCTGGAGCCCATCGCCGATGGATAGAGTAAGAGAGTTATTCATCTTACGTAACGTTGCACTGAACCAGTTATTTGATAACAACGAGGCAATCAATAAGCCAATGAGGATCTATGACCCTAATACGTTTAAGAATCCTGCATTGTTAAAATATACACCAGATGCTTTAGTTCCCGTCTCTGCTGGTAAAGATCCGCAGACTGGAATTCATACTTTGCAGACGCAAGCATTCGGAACTGGTAATGCAAAAGAGATGGCAGGGATCTTAGAAGATCTTGCTGCTAAGATAACAGGAGTTACGCCTGCTGGCATGGGAATGGAATCGTCTACAGAGAAGGTTGGAATCTACTACGGTAATATGCAAGAGGTTGAAAAGAGGATGCTTCAGTTCGAAGCTTCATACAGTCGGTGCCATATGAGACTTGCTCAAAAATACTTAGGCTTCTTATCTGAAAGATTAACGAAGGCAGCAGCAGTCAAGATTCTCGGAGCTGAGGGAGCAGTTATCGTTGAACAACTTACAAATGAAGACCTAGTTAAATTTGATGTAGAGATCACGGGAGGTCTTTCAGCTGCAAGACAAGATGCTATTTCTAAGAAATTGAAAATGGAATTCTTAACTTCACTGCACGGCAATCCAGCAGCTAACCCAATGGTCGTTGCAGAATTAACTGCAAGACTTGCTGGTCTATCTGAAATTGAAATTAAGAGATTGCTAGCACAACAAAGAAAAGATGAGAAGCAAATTGTTAAAGCAGCAGAAGACTTACAGAAATTGATGGAAGGAGAAACAGTTGCTCCTTACCCTAAAGCAGATACTACGTACTTACAAGAGATCGTCGACTTCTTATTAGAACATAAATTAACAGAGAAAGAAGAACAAAGAGTTACTGCTTACTTCGAAAGCTTACAAGAGATCGTAACGAGAAACATGATTTTGAAAGCACACTTACAAGCCGCTGAATCTGGACTGCTTGGAGAAGCGATGGGCCCGGGAACTCCTGGCCCTGTACCAGGCCCAGACACCGGTGCCCCATTACCAGATTCAATTGGTGGGGCTAATATGCAAACAGCAGGTACAATACCTTCTGTAGCACAAGAAACATATGGACAAGTTTAAAGGTTTACTTGAAAGATTCAAAGACCCAGCAGATAAAGAGGCGATCAATGAGAACGCGCGTCTCTATGATAAGTTCTCTGCAATTGCTAACTTTAAAGAATCTGAGCAAGGCAAAGCGATGATCGACTGGTTATTTTCAGAAATTACTTTGGTCATTAATAAAATGATCGAAACAAAGGACGTAAGTCTTATTTATACGCTAGAGAGCTATTTAAAATTATACACTAATTTAGCAGAGGCGAAGTCTCAGGTTGACGCAATTCAAGCTTGGCTTCACTCTGTAGAAGAACAAAATGGGTAAAAGAAATCGAGAGAAGAAACCTGAGGCAGAGATAATAGACGCAACAACGCCAAAGGTTGACGAGAATGAAAATATCGTCAAAGCTTCAACTGAAGCTGCAGAATCAGAAATCTTAGTTCCAAGATCCCCTGAATCATTTCATGCAAAGAAATATGATTCGAAGAGATGGGCAGTGATCGACGAGTTCGGAAGAACAGAAAGAGTTTACGAAGGAGAGGATGCAGAAGAGAATGCTAAGATGTATGCTAAGAAACTTCAAGGGAAGTCATTAGCTGCAAGAAGTAGTTTGTTAATTTAATAACATATGTCTGCTAGAGACATTAATCTAGTTCTATCGAGGTAGCTACTCAGATAGCTAGCTTGCTTGGAGCTTATCTAAGTTTATGCCTAACAAGGACAAAGACGAGATCATCGACTCGGAAACTAAAAACGATGACTTAGAAGATGATGAGACTTCTAACGAAGACGAAGAAAATGAATCTTCGGAATCAAACTCAAAGGAGGGCGATACTTCTACACAGGACGAAGATGACACTGACGAAGGTGATCAAGATCTTCCTGACTATCGTAAAGTCGACGATGTTAAAAAAGAGACGGAACCGGAAACGGTACCTCTCAAAAAGTATCTTCAAGTTAAGAAAGAACTTAAAGAGCTTAAAACATCTTCGCAATCTAATTCACTAAGTAATGCAGACCTTAAAGAATTTGCTGAAGAAGCCGGACTTGATTTCGCAGTAGTTCAAAAGATGGCTGCTATTATTGCAAAGCAAGCTAAGGACGAAGTCACTCACGAGGTAGAGGAGAAAGTTAAGCCTCTTCTGAATGAAAAGATCCAGACAGAGAACAACAAGTTATTCGAGAAAGATTTTCAAGAGAAGATCGCTTCGAAGTACCCAGAGTTAGCTGAAAAGATCGAGACATTCAGGAAAGTCGCTTTCTCAAAAGATTTTCTGCATCTGAGGACTCTAGACGACATCAGGAAGGAATTCTTTCCTTCAGTCAGTAAGAAAGCTGATGCTGATTCAATAGAGGGTGGCTCAGTTGGCGGTGACAACCTACCAGAGAAAATTGATTTCAACAAAGTAGAATCTGACGATGAACTTCATCGCAAGGTTCTTGCAGATCCTAAGCTTAGAAAGCAATACTATGCCTTCAAAGATTCTAGCGGTCTTTAATTAAGATATGAGTGCAGCCCTAACAAAATTTAAAGAGGGATTTGTACCACGATATCAAGATGTCTTAGAGAAATCTCTAGTTGCAATGAAAATTGGTAACTCAAGATTAGAATCTCATTTAACTTGGGGAAAGAAAGTTAAAAGAGCTATCTTAGATACTGATGGTTTAGTTGTAAGAGACATCACTCGATATTCTGATCGTACAATCTCTACGCTTGCCGATAACGAAGAATACTTGGAAATCGACAAGCAAAAAGGCGTTGACTTCAAACTAGACGATTGGGACAAGTTGCAAAACGGTCCTTTGAAAGCAGGTGAAGAAGCAGGACGCAGATGTGCTTTGAAATTACGCACATTCATTGATGCAGACGTGCTAGCTGAAACACGCAATGCCCATGCTACATTTATGACAGACGATATCGCAGGAGGTACTAATGGTACACCGATCTCTTTGTCTACTCTGAATCTAGCAGAGGTGATTGCTAATGCACAAGCTAAATTAATAGCAAATAATGTTGAACAAAGCGGAGATATGGTATGGGTAGTTGATCCTTGGATTGCTTCCATCGTAAATCAAACTTTGATCGGAAAGAACATTAGCCTGACTGATTTAACATTTAAAAACGGTTATTCTGGCCCAGTTGTTGGTTTCAAGATGTTTATCTCAAACAACTTAACAGGAGACGTTAAGTTGAACATCAGTGAAGACGTAACTGCTAATGATACTGTTACAGTTGGTGGCGTAACGTTTAAGTTCGTTGCTTCTTTATCTACTCCTGCTGCTCCTGGTGAAGTCTTAGCTGGCGCTAATGCTGCCGCTTCGAGAGCTAACTTGATTGCTGCTATTAACGGTACTGCTGGTGCTGGTACAACATACACTGAAGTATCTGCTACTGACAGAGCTAAGTTAACAAACTTAAGAATCTCTGCTGCTGCAATTACTAACGGTATGACTATTACTGGCATTGGTGCTGGAAGATTAACTGTTGCAGAAACATTGACTCATGCAAACAATATTTTCTCACTTAATCAGATCCACTGCTACATCGGTAAAGCTAAGCAAATCGACTTAGTAGCGCAGCAAGACGTAAAACCAGATGTTCGCCCTGAACCAAGACAAAAGACTAACAACGTATTGACAGATGCTCTTTACGGGTTAAAGACTTTTGCTGATTCAAAGCAAAACTTCTTGGACATGAGAATTGCTAGATAGTTTGACTATACTGCTCTGAAGGAAACTTCAGGGCAGACTTAGTTAAAATATTATGGAAAAAGAAATCATCGTATCAAATCTAGAGACTAATATCGAGAGGCTACTTAAGGGCTTAAACAAAGTAGCAGAGAAAGTCTCTGAAAATAAGAAAGTAGAAGTACAAGACCAGACAGAGATCTTATCTGCTTTGAAAGAACTAAAACAGGAACCAGTTAATCTAAGAGAGCTAGAAGATCTTCTTACCTTAGTTGCTGATAGAGTTTTATTTTTAGACAAGAAAGAGCAAACAGTTAGTCTCAAAGAAACTCAAGAATTGCTTACAAAGATCAACGAAGTTAAAGAGAGTATTACAGCTGCAGTTAGTTCTTTAGATCTCGTCGTTAACGTTGATCTTACAAAGACTGAGCGATTACTTGAATCGTTACAGAGGGCTCTCTTAGCTATTCAATTTCCTTCAGTTTTAAAAATTGATAAAGACCAGTTTTCGGCACTGATGACTGCTTTACTTACTCTTGACTTTACAGACAGAGTCGATAAGATGGTTGACTTACTTCAAGAGATCAGAAACGTAACGGGAGGGGGAGGCACGGAAGTTGTTGCTTTAAAGAGTAAACTAAACGAAAAGATCAATCCTGCCACCGAAGAAACACTTGAGCTTTTAGTAAGCAACCAAAAATGGCTTCATAAACTAACAGATGACTCAACATCTAATGAATATTATTTGTTTGTTTCAAATGATTATGATTTTGATGGTGACACTGGTG